CTATTGATACTCTTTTTGTTACAAATATGAAGAATGAGTATTATATGTCGAATGGACCAAAGCAAAAAGATCAAGCTACATGGGAAAAATTTATAGCGAAAGCTCGCTCATATGAAATAGCAAATTCATTTTTTGTATGTTTGGAGCGAATAAGTCAAACTACCCGTGTACTGTTGGAGAGAGGTCCCGTAATCTCAGTAGGGATGAAATGGTCCCGAGGAGGTTATGATTGCATGGCAAAACGATTGGGAGTTATTTTTGGAAAAGAATGGAAAAAAATATTTGGGGATGGAGATATTAAGTCCCTTGATCAAAATATTCATTATATATTCCTTCAATTATGCTATACAATGTCCGGTGTTTATTTCAAAAAGGATCATCCAGAATATGCGCAGATGATGAGAATAATTAAATATTTAGCAGCAACGGTTTCTGCTCGGCTAGTCCATTTCTTTGGTCGACTTTGGGCCTTAGTTATCGGAAAAATGCCGTCCGGTTGTTGGCTAACTTCTCATGGCAATTCATGGATAGTGGCACTCTGGTATTATATTTTTTGTGTAATGCAAATAGAAGCGGCTCCCCAGCATATGAAAGAGATGTTGGAAAAATCAATGATATAAAGAATAATACATATAATTGTATATGGAGACGATCAGGCTATAACGTCGAATAGAGATGAAACGTCAAAGTACATTAACATGGAGTTATATGAGCGTTGGCTCAAGACTTATTTGAAAGTGGAAATGAGAGATGTTAGGTCTGATTGCCCTCTTTTGGTTGCTCCGAGAGGAGGATTCCATTATGGATCGGGAATAGTTTATCTTCGACATTTTGGGATTAGAAATCAAAATGATTCTCCTGGCCAACCTTATTATCTTCCTTACCGAGATTGTGAAGATTACATAATGAAAGCAGTTTGGGGTCGAGAGGCAAAGGACAGAGATGTTTATGATTTTATGCTCTCGATTCTTGGCCATTCTTATGGTACGTATGCTTCTAATTATTATGCATATTTGTGGTTGAGAAATGCTTTTGTAGCAGCCATAAATACTGTACCTGAACGATCTTGGTCTGGAAGTTTGGCCACAGTTCTTCTTCGTGCTCATACCAATATTGACTTTAATAAGAAAATGCGTCAAGCGGGGATAAATATGCAAGATATCAAATGCGGGTATCCTTCCTATGACTTTTTAATTCAAAAAAATATTTACGATCATGTATATCATCAGGCCGAAAGAGGTGACAATTTACATGATTATGATGGTAATTGGTAGTCAATTATTTGAAAAAGTGCAGTTAATGCTCTGCGTAAAAGCTTAGCGATTTTTCGCT